ATTAAACGACGTCAGTCGTAAGCTGCAATCAGAAGGCTGGTCGTTTAATACTGATCGTGAAAAGCTATTGCAACGCAACGCATCAACGAATCAAATTGCTGTTGGCCCTAACATCAGCCGGGTAGTAATAGATGCTTACCGTTACCCGGCCCTTGATATAGTCCAACGTGGTGACAAGCTATACGATAGGTATAACAACACCTATGTGTTTGACCAAGATTTATACGTAGATATGACCATCATCCTTGAGTGGGAAGAATTGCCTGAACATGCCCGGCAGTACATCACTATCAAGGCTGGCCGTCAACTGCAGGAAGCTATCCTTGGCAGCGCAGATCTGACTAAGATAAACCTGACAGCAGAGATGGAGGCTAAGGCCCTGTTCCTAGACGAGGAGACTGTCGTCAACGACCACAGCATGTTACGTGGCAATCCCAACCATAGTGGTGTCACAATGGCGTATATGCCTAACAGAGCCCTTCGCCGTCAATAATCATGCCACTGATCAGCAGCTCTATCCCTAACCTGATCAATGGTGTAAGCCAGCAACCAGCTGCATTGCGGCTGGCATCACAAGCTGAAACTGTAGTCAACTGTTTGCCAAGCCCAGTAGAAGGGTTAAAGAAACGACCACCGTGCTATCACATTGCCAAGCTGTTTGCTGGTAGTGCAGGAGCTGGTCGTCCTTTTACCCATATCGTTGATCGTGATGGCACAATTAAATACTTGGTAATGATCCAAGATGCCACGCTTAAAGTATTTGGTTTAGATGGTTCTGTTAAAACTGTTACTGCTGCTGGTGGGTTTAATTACCTTGATATAACAGGTGAACCCAGTCAGGTATTTCGTGTTGCTTCTGTCGCTGACTATACCTTTATTGTAAACCGAGAAAAGACAGTAGCGATGTCAGCATCAACATCCCCCAACTGGGGCACCAAAAGCATGGTGTTTATTAAAACTGCTGATTATGCAACTACTTATAGCATTTCAGTTAATGGTGTAACTGTAAGCGACACTACCGCTAATGCTGGGGGCAGCGTACCTAGCAACGTAACTATTGCCACTAACCTAACTGCTAGCTTAAATGCTAACGCTACTTTTAATGCCGCATTTGTAGCGACCCACACTGATTACATTGTACGTATTACTAAGAACGACGGTGGTGCATATACCTTGTCGTCTAAAGATACGCGCAATGGCGCTATGACCGTAGCTATTAAAGGCACTGTTGATACCTTGACAGACTTGCCAACTATCGCTGAGCATGGCTTTACGGTCAAGATTTTAGGCAGTAAAGCTACGGGCCTTGATGATTACTACGTTAAGTTTGAAACTAATACTGGCAGTGGCTTTGGCCATGGCATCTGGAGAGAGACAGTAGCACCTGGCATCCCTTATCTATTTGATGCAGCAACTATGCCGCATGTGTTAATTCGTAATTCCAATGACACTTTTACTTTTCAGCCATTTACCTGGGCTGGTCGGGTAGCAGGGGACGCCTTGACTGCTCCTGACCCTAGTTTTATTGGCAGCAAGATCCAGAATTTACAGCTATTCAGGAACCGCTTAGTATTCCTGGCTGATGAGAACGTAGTCCTATCTGCTGCTGATTCCTACGACCGTTTCTTCCCTGAAACCGTACAAACTGTTGTCGATAGTGACCCTATTGATATTGCGACTGGTGGCCAAGAGATCAATTTCCTAGTCAGCAGCCTAGCCTTTGCTAATTCCTTGTTGCTATTTAGTAGGCACAGCCAGTTTCGTTTAGATACAGGCAACGTAGCTGCAGCTTTAACACCAAAGACAGCCAGCATTGCTGCCCTTACTACCTTTGAGATGGTGGATACGGTAGACCCTGTTGCCGTGGGTCGTACCATTTTCTTTGCTGTACCCAAGGGTGACTTTAGTGGTGTAAGAGAGTTTTTCCTGCCTGACAGCAGCGGCCCTGTTCCAATATCAGAAGAAGTAACATCCCCAATCCCTCGGTTTATTCCTGATGCCCTGGCATCTATGACTGCAACTGTGTCAGAAGAAGGGCTAGTGCTACTTAGTAAAGACGAGCCCAGAAGGATATACCTCTATAAATTCTTTTTCCAAGACGACACCAAGCTGCAATCATCCTGGTCGTATTGGGAGCTGGAAGGTGTTAAGACTAATGTTGGCGTTGATATTCTTGATAGCGACCTATACCTAACCATTGAATACGCTGATGGCGTTTACCTAGAGCGTGTCGCCCTGCGCCCTGAAACCGTAGACCCTAATACCAACATTGAATTATTGGTAGATCGCAAGACAACAGAAGCCAGCTGCACTGTGGCTTTAACAAACCCTGCTGGCCTTGATGTGCAGTCAACTATTACGTTGCCATACCCAATCAACAACACCAGCTCAATGGCTGTAGTGGGCCGCTATTTTGCTGGTAATACCATGTTGCATGGCCAGGTACTGATACCAATTAGCCAAACTTTGACAGGTGGCGCTGGTGGTAATGGCACCTTAGTTGTAAGGGGCAACCTTACTGCGGCTAAGTTTTACGTTGGTGAATTGTACGACCTGTTGTACGAGTTCAGCACTCAATACATTAAAGAGCAGCCGCCTGGTGGTGGTATGGCTATAGCTGCTGGCCCTAAGTTGCAGCTACGCACCTGGACTATGATCTTTGATAAAACTTCAGCCTTTGAAATTAAGATCACACCACGAGGTAGAGACACTAATACTTACCCCTATAACGCTATTACTCCTGGTGATGCTTCCTTGCTAGGTTCCCCTGGCGTTAAAACTAACAGGTTCCGAGTGCCGGTAATGACTGAAAACTTAAACGCTGTTATCCAACTGACAAGCAGCAGCCCATTGCCATGTCGGTTCCAGTCAGCTGAGTGGGAGGGCTGGTATCACACCAGAGCAACACGGTTATGATCAGACCTACTAAACCCAGTGATCTACCCTGGATAGCCGATCGGATGCGATCAGCCGACGTCGCTGAACTACAAGCCAGTTGTGGTCTTGGCCCTAAATATGCGCTGCTGCAAAGCTTCCTAATTAGCAAGCCATGTATGACAATGGTGTCACGTACAGGAGAGCCGTTGGCCATGGGAGGTGTAGCACCTGATGAATTAAACGACCGGGTGGGTCGTATATGGCTATTGGGTACTAATGCCATGGTGGAAGATCCAATTAATAAGACTGGCTTCTTGCGTAACTGCAGGTCTTGGGTGGCTGCTATGCACCGTGAATACGACCTGCTGTGGAATTGCATGGATGCCCGTAACGTTGTACACCAAAAATGGCTGGAGTGGATGGGGTTTACCTTTATCGCAAAACGGCCAAACTATGGAGCAGAAGGTCGATTATTCCTGGAGTTCTGCAAGGTGAACCATGTGTGATCCAACTGGAGGCGCAGCTACGATTGCCGTCTTAAGTGGTGGCCTTGGCATAGCTCAATCCATAGGTGGCTACCAGCAGGCGCAGCAAAATACAGCATACGCTAATGCTCAAGCTGAACAGCAATACCAATACCAGCAACAGCAAGCCAGTGCTGCCCGTAATTATGAGCAGCTCCGTTACAATCAGCAGCAAGCATTGATGCGTCAGACACGGTTGCTGGCTGACAATGCTTATGCCGATGAAATTTCACAAATCAACCTACGGTTAATGCAAGAGCAGGAAGCATCTGCTCAGCAAAAACAAAAGGCAGCAAGAGAAGGCTTACAAGCTAGGGGCGCAGTTGTAGCTGGTGGCCGCATTGGCAATACTATTGATGCTTTGGTTGCTGATTACCAAAGGCAGCAAGCCCAATTTGATTATGCGACAGAACGGAACCTAGCATTTACGACAATGCAGATGCAGGAAGCTAAGCGTGGTTCTGCTGCTACTAGGGGTTCACGGATTGCTAGCCAACAGGAATACATCAAACAGGAAATACTTGATCCACTTAAACCAATGAAGCAAGCAGCACCAAGCGCCATGCCGTTTATCCTGCAAGGAGCAGGGGCAGCATTGCAGGCGGCTGGCGGTGTCCAATCTGCATTTGCTAAAAAGAGATAATGGCAAAACTCAGCACTGGTCAAGCCTACGGCACCACTAGCCGTGTTACCTCCCCAAGGTTGTTAGGTGGTGAAGCACAAATAGCTAGTGGTAACCCTTTAGCACAAGCAGAACTTGGCCAGCCTGGACTGCAACCACAAGCATCGCCAGTTAATACATTCCAACAAGCAGGTGCCCCTACCCTTGGCGGCCCGTTGCGGATGTTTGAACCGCCAGCACTGCCAAGACCTAGCCAAGACCTAGCTAACCTGGCTAATGCGTTGTCTGGGTTTAATAAAAACCTGCAGCAATACGCTACTTCAATGCAAGAAGTAGAAACCTATAAAGAAGCAGCAGCTAAAGAACGAGGCACTGCACTTGGAGCTGAGCTTTCAGTATTTGGCTATAAAGATTACGCAGAAGCCCTAAGAGAAACTGAGAAGAAAGCACAAGTTGATCCGTCACTTGGGCCATTATTGCAACGGCTAAAAGCAAATGATCCCAGGGCTTTACCGTATGCTAACAATACATTAAATGATTCATTCATTAAATCACGGGTAAGTGGTTTAAGAGATGGGATAAACAATATGTCCAAGTTACCAGACGGTCGTTTCTTGGAGACAGTTAGCCCAGACGACTCGGCTTTTGTTGACTACATGGTGTCAAGTGCATTGCCGCCAGGGATGTCACCTAAAGCTATTCTTGATAACCAAGCCGCTTTAGCCAATACGTTTGGGGCAATTAGAAATGATCAAGCTAAACGACACATTGCATATAAGGATGGCCAAGTACGTGCAAGTTATCAAGCAGGCTTAGGCGGTGATATAGCTTTGCTCGCTGCTGGGCAGTTAAACCCTAACCAACTTGCTGCTAATGTAACTCAACGATTAACTGATTTGCAAAACAACAGCAGCCCTGCTTTATACCAAGAACAAAAAAAAGCAACGGTTAAACATCTTCTTGATTCAATAGTTGTAGCAGCTGGCGGGAACCCTGGCAAAATAAATCAATTGGCGCTTCCAGCGGCTAAAGCCTTGGAGCTAATTCAGGCTGGGCCTAATGGGGAATTATTAATTGATCAATTAGATCAGCCGCGAGACGTTGTAATACTTGAGCTTTATCGCGGCTTATCTAAAGGGACTATGCAAGATAGAGAGTTGCAAGATAAGCAAGCAACTTATCGCGGCCAAGATGCAGCTGATGCGGATGCGAAAGCGTACCTAACACCTGAAGTGCTAAACAACCCAGCGCAATTGCAAGCACGGTTAGATGCTTTGCCGCAAGAAGCAGTAAGAAAATTCCCTAATGACCCACAAGCCCAGCAATCATATTCAGAAAGAGTGCAATCTTATGCCAAGAATTATACCCGCACTTATATAGCTCCTATCCAGCGCGATAACGCTGCCAATGAATACGCTAACCAAGCAATAAACCCATCAACTAATCCTGTTGCGGATATACAGCGATACGAAAAAATGTTCCGGAACAGAGAGATTGATGAGTCTGATTTTAAGTCACTTGTCGCTGGCGCTAAAGCTCGCAATGAGAAGCGCAATGATAACAACTACAATACTTTGCGTGGTTTGCAGCGAGATTTGCAAACACGACTGACTGAACAGTTTAGATTGCCCACCCAAGGCGACGGCACACCTGTCGTAACAGCAAAAGAAGCAACAGAAATTCGCAAGCAAATGGCTAGTCTTTACCGGGAAGGCGAGCAATTAATTATTAAAAACCCAGGCGCTAATATAGATGCTGAGCTAGGCAAAACGTTTGAAAAGTACATTGCTCCAGCCGTACAAAAAGGACAGCAACAATCTCAACAGCCAAAGGCTAAAACGCCAGAAGATATTTCTCGTAACTTTGGTCCTGGCCGTGGCAATACAGCTGATAATGCAAACCTGAGGCGACAAGCCGAGACTGTGCCTTTGTATGACAAGAGTCGTATTGGGCAACAGTTAGATGAGATCTTAACTGATAAGCCATTAGATAATGCTACCCGGCAAATTATTCGACGTACTGGGTTGAAGCCTAGTGACTTTTTTACTAAGCAAATGAAATTACATGGGGTGCCATTAACACCAGAGATCCAACAAAAACTACGCACCCTTGATGGCAGTGACCTCGTATCACAAGCATTACCTGCAAATGGTGAAGGCTCTGGTGGCATGGGTCTAATGCTTCCTAATGTCAGCAGGGCTCAACGACTGTGGGATGTATTCAATAGCGGTATGCAGGCTGCTCGTAATGCTCCTGTAGCCCCTGGTGGGGCTGTAGTGCCTAGCTCTTTAGGTGCTGGTAGTAATGGATTACTTGCATTAATTAGAAGCGGGGAGGGAAGTTGGAACTCTGTAAACCGTGGGACGGCAGGCGACAGTGGCCCAATCCCTAACCTTACGTCTATGACTATTGAATCTGTAGAGCAAATGCAGCAACGCAATAAAGTATTTGCAGTTGGCGCATATCAATTCACTCCAGGCGTATTGAGCTTGGCTCGCCGTGAAGCAGGGTTGTCACCTAGCGATCCAATGTCGCCAGAGAATCAAAACAAAATGGCTATGGCACTTGTTGTTGGTAGCAAACGGCCTGCTTTAGCTGCTTACGTTACAGGTAAAAGCAATAATTTGAACGCTGCCCATTACGACATCGCCAGAGAATGGGCAGCATTACAAGCTCCTAATGGTCGCGGCATGTACGACGGCGACAAAGCTGGCAATATGGCAAGTATTCCAGCGGCAAAGGTTCAAGCTATGTTGATTCAAGCCCGCCAAGAATATCTTTCAAGAGGACGCTGACCCATGCCTATTCAAAAGATCAAAGACCCACAGACTGGCGAGATCCGCGAGGAGTACGTTCTGCCAACAGCAGCACCAGCAGCAACAGCAGCAAAACCTACAGCTAAGCCAGCAGCACCGGCTAAGCCTGCAGCAGGCCCTACCTATGGCATAGAAGATATTGGTGGAATAATTAAAGACCTCACCCAAGGCCCTAGTGCTTTATTGCAAGCTACCCCTGGTTCTGTTTCAGCAGCAGCACAAGAGCTGGTAAAAACTGGCGACCTTGGCAAAGCATTCCAAAAAGGACAGGCGACATACATCAAAGATTTAGAAAAGCCTGGCCGTGGTGCAGCCAGAACGATTTATTCCGCTGGTCGTAATCTTGTTCAAGACACTAGCGATCTACTTACTGCTGATATTCCTGCCTACCTTAATGTCCCAGGCGCTAAACCCACTACCGCACAACGACCAGACGCCCCTTTATTTGGGTTCTTGCCTCCTCTTGCTAAACCAAAAAGCAGTGGTGTTGCTGAAGACCTAGTAACTGGCCTTGTCCAAATTGCAATCCCATGGGCTGGTGTATCTAGAGGTGTGGGCCTTGCTGGTGCCGCTTTATCTAAACTGCCTGGTGCTGCCCGTGTAGGCCAAGCCGCAACAACAACAGCACAAGCAGTTGCTGCTAGTAGAGCTGGGCAAGTAGCTGCTCGTATCCCCGGTGCAGTGCCAGTAGGTAAAGCTATAGCTGAAAACGTAGCTACTAAAGCAGCAGCGACAGGAGCCATTATTGATTTTGCTGCATTTGATCAACACACTGGTCGTTTAACTGATCTAATAGCTCAAACAACTAAAGGCACTCCGCTTGAAAACATTGCTATTGATTACCTAAAGTCAGACCCTAAAGATGTAGGACTTGATGGCCGATTTAAGAACGCGCTGGAAGGGCTTGGATTTGGTACTGGCGTATCAGTAGTATTTCGTTTACTTGGCGCTGCTCGCGCTGCTCGCCGATACAAAGCAGACCCAACACCAGAAAAAGCTCAGCAAGTACAGCAAACAAATGAAAAATTAGAAACTGCAATAGACCAACTGCGTCAAACAACTGAACAACAAATTAACCCTAGGCCACCAGTTGCAGCGCCAAAGCCAATTGAGCCTCGCACAGCAGTACAACCCATGGGCAATGTGGCTGTTGCTGGGATAGAACCACCAACCGCACCACGCCAAAAAGGCATGACTGCAGAAAAAGCTCAGGCAGCATTGTTGTCGCCTAAGCGATTGGAAAACCGGTTGCGGTTTGAGCAACAGTACAACGCTGAAACAGCTGCGGTTAGTCAATACCTTGAAGATATGCCTGGATCAAATTCAGGCAAAGAACTGACAGAAGAAGAATTTATTGCTAAATACGGCGCTGACGAAAGCACTCACCCTCGACTAACAAGGGGCCGCACTGAGCCTAAACAGATTCAAGAATTACAGGCTCACCGTGAAGCTGAAGCGTTCTTGGCTAGACCCGAGCAACCCACATCTACAGCCCCAGAAGCCGCTGCTGCTAGACCAATCTCTTCCATATTAGACGCTGCAACTGGACAACCTATTTCTATTGCTGGGTTCCGGGGAGAAGGCAAACCTAAGGCTGATATTTACGCAGGCGCTCAAGTCGCTGTTGCTGGCGAAGGTCGTTACATTGCTATTCGCCAAGCGGATGCAAAGCAATACGGCAATAAAATTACTGAAGAAACAATATCGCTAGAAAGTCCACTTGTAATTGACAGCGATTCTGCGTGGAGAGAATTAACTACAGCCGCTGGATGGCGTACTGGCAATTTAATAGGGGCAGATGAAACAACAGTTAAAGATTTAACTGAAAAATTAAAGCAATTAGTTGTATCGCGTGGCCACGATGGGCTAGTTATTCGAGTTCCAGAAAGTGAAATGACAGGCAAAACTCTTCAACGAGTATTTGACCATGATCAAGTTATTGCATACAACCAACCAAAGCCAATTGCTTTAGAAGCTGCTTTTGCTGCAGCTGAAGAGATAGTTGACAACGTTATAGCTCGCACAGCAGTACAACCCATGGGCGATGTAGCTGCTGCTGGGATAGAGCCACCAACTTTACGTAGTCGCGGCCCTGAATTACCTGAGTTACCTAAAGGGCCAAAGCAAACGCCTGAAGAAGTGCAAGCGGAAATAGACGACATAACAGCAAAGATACAAGAGCTAAAAGCCCGCATAACACTGACCGTAGACGAGCCAGCCACTCGCGCTTTGGTTGATGAATTAACCAAAATTATCCGCACTGTTGCAGGCGACAAGGTAGCTATTCGTTTTAACGAAGGTTTTATGAAAACCGAAGGAGGCGATGTTGCATGGGGATATAAACCAGGGGAAACAATGGACGTTGCCGGTGAGTACGATCCTGTAACCGATATTATTGAAATAAACAATACTCAGCTTTTAACGTCTCAAACAAGTCGAGAAGCAAGGTTGCAATTTTTACTTGACCTATTAGAACAAACTGCATTCCACGAAGCTTTTCACCGTGTACAATTTAATTTCTTAAAACCAGAAGAGCTAAGAGTTTTTAATTCATTTATTGGAAAATTCAAATTAGACATTGGTGCGCTTCCAGAAACTACTAAAAACCTAGAAGCAGGCCGTGAAGATTTACTGCCAATAGAAAAAGCGGCAGTAGCTTTTCAAATGTACGCTTGGGCTCGCAAGAATAATTTAGACCCCGTTCAAGCTTTATTAGGTGCTAACCGCAAAGAATTAGAAGCAAGCTCTGGGTTGTTGAAAGCAGCCTTTGCAGTAATGGATACCCTTTATGACTTTGTAGAACGTGTAGGCAATGCCTTTAAGGGACGTGGCCTTATATCAGTTAAGTCTATTTTTGAAGATGCTTACAGCGGCAAACTAGCTAAACGTGGTGAGCTAGGAAGTTCTATAGATGAGGCAAACAGAGCTGTTAATCCTGATTTTGAAAGGTTTGATTTGCTTCAAGGAATGTCTATGAAATACGAAGACACTAGAAGAGGCGAGTTGGGTCTGCCTACTCTAAGGTCTCAATCTGGCCCTCCTCCTCCTGACGAAACATACACCAGGCGGTTTGTTGATCAAATACTAGAAAATAGAAACAGGATCGAAGCTGGTGAAATTACCCTGGATGATTTACTGGTAAATAATGTTCAGAAATTTGAAAGCCCAAGTGGCCAAACATCTTATGTGCCAAGCCCACCTGTTAATGCAGTGCAAGCCTATCGTGCATTTAGTGATATATTTACTCGGCCTGAAGCTACTGGCATACCAGTCATAAGCCTTGAAACAATAGCCAGGGAAACCGACGCATGGCTAGCTAGAAATAACTACAACGCTACGGCAGTAATAGAAGGGCTACAAGAGTTAAGTGGGCCACTTGCTAACTATGAAGATAACTTGATAAAATTACGAGCTGGTCAGTTATATGTTGATGACGCTAACTTAAAAGCTGGTATTGCTGCCAACAAGTTTCTTAACGCTGCTGCTGATTCAACGGCAGATATGAACCAGTTGACCGCTGATCTTTTGACAGCTGCTGCTTATCAAAGAGCAGCTAACATTGCGTTGGAATCAGTTACTCGACCTATTGGTCAATTGCTTTATAGCTTGCAAGGGCCACGGCCAGCAATTGGTTCTATTGAATTTACTCAAGGGTTGCCTTCTGTTAGAAACGTTGGGGAAGAATTGGAAGAAGCGCTAGATGCCCAAGCTCAAATACCTGTTGATGAAATCATTGGCAGGCCAATCAGCCCAGAATTAGAAGAAGCTATTATTACAGGAGAGTATGGCCCTCAAGAGCTAGAAGAGCTAGATCAGTTAGCGCGAAACATGGCGCAATCAGCTGTAACTCCTGGCTTTGCCAACGGTTTTTGGAGACAAGTTAATCAAAGTGCAGCTCTTGCCACTCGCGGGTTAATCATTTACCGTGCTGCTCAATTGCTATCTTCTGGATTAACACTATGGGGCAACATTCTTAACGGCGGCATCCGGTTGTTGCAGTTACCAGTTTCTCAAGCTTTAGGGGCTGGCTTGTCTGGCGATGTGCCCAGAGCGTCGCAATCATTAATGATCTATGGCCAATACGTTAGCAATCTACAAAACGCTTTTAGGTTAGGAACCGAATCTTTTAAGGCTGGACGTGGCTTATACGACTTAGATGAAACGACAATGGACTTCCTCGATAAAATGGTTAAAGAAGATGCTCAATTACCGTTAGACCCTAATACCGTAGAAGGCAAGGGCGAATGGGATCTAAACACTATGCCGTGGGTAGACATACAAGATAAATCAATATGGGCTATAGCGCAAAGAAAAATATGGCAAGGGCTTAATTTATCAACCCGCACACAAGTTGGTTTAGATACTTTCTTTAAGGTATTAGCAGGCCAGTCGTTTGAATATGTGCGCAATCTTCAGCCTGGTTTAGACCGTGCTGTAGGCCAAGGCATGGATGCTGGGAGCAAAGAAGCTTGGGACTTTGCTCAAGAATATGCACAAGCTGCTGTTGATCGTGCGACTAGAGATGTTGCTATTAATGGCCGCACAATTTTGGATGCAGTAATGACTAGCCCGCAAGCGCAAACAGCTATGCGGTATGCCACTTTTACTGACGACATCTGGGCCCAAATGGAAGCTCGGACGCCAACGCGGGCACGAGAACTAGCTGCAGCACAAGGGTTGGAAGGCCAAGCTGCTACGGAATACATAAATAACTACCTTAATACCACTGAAGAAATACCTTTTTATGGCCGAACATTTAGCATGATGCCAGCAGCATGGCAACAGTTGATTGACTTTAGTCCTTTATTTAGCATCATCCAACCTTTTAACCGTACCCCTGGAGACATAGTTAAATCAGTAGCTCGAATGACACCAGCTGCGGTATTTGTCGATACATTCTGGAGAGATATTAACTCGGCTGATGCCTTTACCCGCGACAGAGCTAAGGGTGATATTGCGCTAGGCATGGCAGCTATCAGCTTGGGCACTATTGCTATGACACAAGGTCGTGTTGAATTTACTGGTGGTGGCCCACAAGAGCCAAGCGCTAAACAAAAGTGGCGCGACTCAGGGAAAATACCTTATTCATTCCGAGTAAGGATTGGAGAAGACAAAAATGGCCAGCCAATTTTTAGCCCTTGGGTATCAATGCGAGCATTTGAACCACTTAGTTCATTGTTTGGGGGGATGGCTGATTACCAAGAGATTGCAAATAAGCTGCCAACTGAAGCGAGGGAACGACTAGGTTCTGCTTTAACAATGGATTTACTTGTTGCTGTAGCTGGCGGCCAATTAAGCAAATCGTATTACCAAGGCTTTGCAGAATTGTATGAAGCATTTGCAGGCACTGGTGAATTAGACCAAGGGCCTAATGTACGCAGCCCAATTGAAAGGTATATTTCTAGAATAATTACATCAATGGTGCCGTTCAGTTCAGCCTTACGAGCTGGCCGTCGGATTGAAGACCCTACGGTACGAGTAGTGCCACCAAGTCCTGTTGAAGGCGGCCTTACTGGCATTCCAATGCGTTTATTTGAGGAGACTTTTAATGAGATACGCAATGGAATCCCAGGCTGGTCGGAATCATTACCACCACGGATCAACTGGATTACTGGCCAGCCATTGCTGTTGTCAGGGATTTTGGGTGATGAGTTCCTGCCACCTGATCAGCCATACCTATCGACCTTGGCTCAATTTGTGCCGTGGTCTCCGTTGCAGATAGCACCTAAGGTTGATCCGGTTATGGCTGAAATGACCCGGTTGTCTGGCAAGGGAGCTAATTTCCGTGGCCCTACCAATACTGATTTTGGCAAGGAGTTCAGGCTTACACCTCAGCAATTTGCTGACTACTCAATAGCTGCAGCTAATGTGCGCGATGAGTATGGCCGTAACATTTATATGGCGTTAGAGCAATTGATTAACTCACCTTTCTACCAATCCTTGCCGGAAGGAGAGATCAGCACAACTGTACCCAGCAGAAGGGCTGCTGCTATTGATAGAGAGGTTTCTATTTTTAGGGCTCTTGGCAAAACAGTTTATTTGAATAGCCGCCCTGATCTACAACAAGAGCTTGGCGTTATTGAAGGCCGCACCAAACAGGTGCAATATGAGCTTAAATATGGGCAACCCGCTGGCCTGCCCCAGTTCACCGAGGCCCTCCGCTAATGGCTTACTCCTACGTCGTCTATACCGGCAACGGGTCTACCACTCAGTTTGCCATTACCTTCCCCTATATCAGGAAGGAGCACGTCAAGGTCTACGTCAACTATGTAGACACGGCCTATACCTACGTAAACGACACTACTGTTCAACTTGCTGCAGCGCCAGCTTCTCCACTGCGAGTTGAGGTGCGTCGTGTTACACCCCTTAGTACCAGGTTGGTGGACTATACCGATGGCTCTACCCTGGTTGCAGCTGATCTGGATACCAGTAACCTCCAAAGCCTTTACAACGAGCAGGAGCTAGACGACAGCTTAAAACAAACAGTCAGCATTGATCCGGCGACAGGCTTGCCATCTGCTGGCGGCCAACGTATTACAAACGTAGGCAACCCAACCAGTGCCCAAGATGCTGCTACTAAATCTTATGTAGACACTGCAGATGCGTTAAAGGTCAATAAGGCTGGCGACAGCATGAGTGGTGCCTTAGCAATGGGCACAAATAAGATCACAGGTCTTGGCAACCCGACTAGCGCACAAGATGGAGCCACCAAAACCTATGTAGATACTGCTGATGCACTAAAAGTAGCTAAAGCAGGCGACACGATGAGTGGCGCCCTCGCTATGGGTACTAACAAAGTTACTGGCATGGGTGACCCAACCAGTGCCCAAGACGCTGCCACTAAAACCTATGTAGATACTGCAGATGCACTAAAGGTAGCTAAAGCTGGAGATACCATGACTGGTGCTTTAGCTATGGGCAATAACAAAATTACAGGTCTTGGTACACCTACAGCAAATACTGATGCTGCTACTAAAGCCTATGTAGATGCAAACGCTGGTGGCGCGGCTATAGCTGATGGCGATTATGGAGATGTCGTAGTTTCCGGCACAGCAACAGTCTGGACTGTTGACAGTGGTGCGATTACAAATGCAAAAATTAATGCGTCTGCTGCTATAGATTTAAGCAAACTAGCTACTGGGGCTTTACCTTCTGCTATCACAATAGCTAGTGCTAACATTGTTGATGGCGCCATTGTAAACGCTGATGTTAATGCGTCTGCTGCTATAGCTGCTACAAAATTAAGCGTTACTTCAACCAATAGCATTGTTAGAACTGTAGATAGTAAATTAAAAGATTTTACTAATGCCAAAGATTTTGGTGCTGTTGGGGATGGCAGCACTGACGACACTGCCGCTATTAATGCTGCTATTAATGCTGTCGTTGCGCTAGGTGGCGGCAATGTATATTTGCCACCAGGAAATTACAAAATTAGTAGCACATTAACGCTTCCTGGAAAAGTCTTTTTAATTGGTGCTGGGACTCCTGGCTCAGAATACCAACCAACTTATGCCTCTACTACAAGTTTGTCTTGGTACGGAGGAGCGGCTGCAATGGTTCAAGTTGGTTGGCAAGGCGGGGTTGATGTTGTTCGTGGAGGAGGCGTCGAAAAGATTTATTTAGATGGGCGCAACTTGGCAACATACGGATTATCAATTAAAGATATTCAGTTTGCTCTTTTTCAGGAATTGCATATTGTCAGAACAATAACTGCAGGTATTTATTTAACTAATTCTTCTTCAATCCCAGACCCAACCGGATTCAGTAAATTTGACTCAATTCATATAGCTCTTCGCAATTCAGGAGGGCCAGCACAAAATGCCCACGGTATTTTGTTTGATGGGCAATTGGGGGCAGGAACAACTGGCGTAACTCTTTGTACATGGTATGCCATACGCATTGAACACGCTAACGGAGATGGCATCCGAGTAAATGAATGCGGGGATGGCATGTCATGGTTTTTCCTTTTTACGTTTTCCGCTGATGCTGAAACTGGCTATGCAATTAATTGCGTTGGCTCATCTGCAGCTGTTATTTCCTGCTGGGCAGTATATAATTCTTTGCCAAATGCTTCCGTGTATGTTGCGCAACCAGGTATAGCAAGGGGCTGGTATTTTGATGTTATACAAGATATTGACGTAAAAAGTAGCAGAAGAAAATTAGTTTATGGGCCGGGTATGGCCGATGTAACTGTAAACAACACTTCCTCGGGGCGAATTAAAGGTATTGCAAAAATCAACGGTTACCGAACTTCTGTCATTGGAGATGCTATGTATTTTCGTCGCGTAGATGGGGCTAATAACATTTTTAATACAGCTCAAAATCAATACCTTATAGGGGGAACTTTTGGATCTATTGAATCGGCAGGCCAACCGGGCGGGGCAACTAGGCTAATAACTCAAAACTCCACCGACTCTGCATTGTATTTTTCTGCAGCAGGCGTTGCTGCGGGGGGTTATAGCTTAAACTATGAGCCGCAAATGGCGGCATTATTTTCTCCTATTAACACTGGAGGCTCTAATTACATAATGCGCGTTGGATTTGTTGATTCTTTTGCTAACACGCCTAGTAACGGTTATTACGTGCAAGCTGCGCCAGGAACTAGCGCTTACTATCAATGTATAATGTGCAATAGCAATACTCAAACAACAACAACAACAGCTATTGGGCTTTCTGATAACTTTGTAGTGCATTTGAGAATTGAAGCGAATCCGCTAGGCATTGCATTTTTATACCGCACAACTGGAAACG